GTGGAAACACTGAAGCCGTCGCTGGTGAAGGCAGTGAACCGACCAGCAGTAGCTTCTGCGTCAGTTGCATTGCTGTAGAGAATCTTGCCTGCTCCACGTACGGTATCGTTTAGCTCATGAAAGTTGGCATTTGTTCGGCTCTTTAGCCAGACCAAATCAGGCGAGAACCCCAGCCCCGAAATAGTCTGCGTGCTGCCATTGCCCGTGTAGAGCTTAACATCGAACAAGTCACTAGGCTTTGTGACTACTGGCGCCGGGAGGTTAGCCGTATTGAGCGCCTTATAGCCGCTGGGGGCGGTGTAGGCGAAACTACGAGCGCCAAAGTTGATTGAGCCGCTGACCGACCCGTCACCACCAGCAAACGCCTCAACAGTGCCCGACAGGTTGGTGAAACTCGCGCCAGTTCCGGCGGCTGGGTTGCCTTCCAGCCAAGTGCCGTTTCTGCCAAACCAAATCCGACCGTTGTCCATGTCTAAGGCGACACTAAAGATGTCGCCGCTTGAAATGGTTCCGGTGAAGATAGTGGTTGTTGTGTTGTTGTTTTGCTTTAAGATGGTAGTTGAGCCAGATGTCTGAACCTGCCAACCCGTTGCCGTAGTGCCAGGGCGTGCCGCATTGCTTGTTGAAGTAGTTGCTACGCCGCACTCCCAGTTGACTCCACTGGTGGCGCCGACAATCGATGATTCAAAATACCACTTGCCGCTAGAGACACCGATTGTGCTGTAGCAAACCCTTGTTCCTGCACTGGGGCGTGCCCAGTCAAGATTGCCGTTTGTGAGGGTGATGCCGCCGTTGTCCAGAGGATTGAGTGTCGCATAATTCCCCCTGACCTCACCCCCCACGCCCGTATCGGTCTGGCTGCCGTTGACGGGTACGTCGATCAGGCTGTCGTTGCCTGCGCCAGCGGTGACGCTGAGGTTCGTCGGGGTCCAGTTGTTGCCGTTGCCGCTGGTGTCTTTACCGAGTGCGGCAGCCGTGGCGGCGGAGTTGTCCGCGAAATCGAGTTTGAAGCCGTTGGTGCCGTAGCTACCCGTAAACTGCTTCGGCATCCACACGCCGGTCGTGGCGGAGAACTCACCGAAGCTGGTGGGGTCTAGGGCTTGGCCGTCGATGAAGTGGATGTCGGCGAGGTAGCCGGAGAAATAATTGGCGCTGTTTGCCGCAGCAATCTGATGCGCGACGGCGGTATTGAAAGTACTACTTGTAGCTGTTGCTGTGCCGACACTGGTATTGTTGACATAAAGGGTATGTGATGTGCCATTTTGGCGCCATACGAGGTGATACCACGCGGATGGGTCCCGAAAAACGGCTGTAGTGGTGAGCGCACTAACTCCTCCAAATGTCAAGTTCAGTGCGTTGCCGGAAGTAAACCCAAAACTATGGTTTGTTGAAACACCAAATAGTTGTTGAGTTGTTCCAAGCGCAGCACGCTTAACCCACAAAGACAGTGTGAACGTGTTTTGCGTTGTTGGCGTCCCGAAAGTACGGCTGAGTACAGCCGAATCCGCCGAGTTAAACCGCAGGCTGCGGCTGATGGTGTAGCCGCCTGCATCAGCCGTTGCGAGCAGCAGGGGGTTGGCGCTTCCGGGAATCATCAGCTCAGGTTGGTGATCAGAGTGGCGGTAATCTGCGTCGTTGACTGCACGGCATACACCAGGCAGCTACGGGCGTTTGCGGTGCTAGTCACAGTTGGTGCGGTGCCGCCCGTGAAGTCCCAGGAGCTTCCATAGGCCAAGGTGCGTCCGCCCGTGCCGTCTTGTGTAATCCAAATGCACCCGCTTTGACCTGCGACAAGATTAGTCGGGTTGGCAAGTGTGCGATTACCTCCGAGTGTGACGCTGAAGTTATTGCTATCAGCAAAATCAGGTGTGATCGTTGCGCCATCCGTCAGCGCCGTAATCTCGCCGCGTTGGCCCTTGGTCCAAGTCTGTGCTCCATCAAGCAAGCCGTAGCCACTGAGGTCGCTGGTTAGTGCAACCGTGCCAGTTGCATTGGGCAGCGTGATGGTTCGATCTGCTGTTGGATCAGCAACCGTCAGCGTTGTTTCAAAGCCGTCGTCGGTGCTGCCTTCGAAGATCAGTGCCCGCGTGGCACCGAGTGTGACGTCGCCGGTGAAGGTGCCGCCAGCTTTCGGCATTGCAGCATCAGCCAGGTCGTATGCCGACTTGACCGCAGTGGACGTTGCCGCCAACACCGAGCTGGTGGTGCTGGTGGAATCGCTAAGTTGCACCACGCCCGCTGCGCTGGTGCTAGCAGCACTGACGCTGATGACAGGTGTGGTCGTGCCCGTGGCGACTGAGATTGGTGCGCTGCCGGTGACGCTGGTGACGGTGCCGACGTAATCGACGCCCCACTCAAGTCCGGTGGCGGTTGCGCTGTTGGCGCGGAGCACCTGACCGTTGGTGCCAACACCGAGCTTGGCGAGTGTGGTGGACGCCGAAGCAGCGAGTAGGTCGCCTTTGGTGTAACTGCTGATATTGGTGCCACCTCGGGCAACAGCGACGGTGCCGCTTGTCAGGTTGCTGGCGTTGGCGGCTTCAGTGGCAACTTCCTCGACGGCACCTTGGACGTTGGTGCTGGCAATCGTTCCAGCAGGGGTGAAGCCAACATTCGAGGCGGTCTGAGCGACGTAGGTGCTGGATACGTCGATCTCATTCCAGCTGGAGCCGTCGCACAAGATGATGTCCGGCGGTGCCAGTGCGACTTCAGGTGCAGGTGCAACACCCGTGCCGCCGACCGCAACCACCACGTAATACGAGGTGTAAGTCGAGGAGGCGACAGGTAGGGGATCACCAGCCACCAGACCGACAGCAGCGCCGACGGTGGTGGTAGTCACCACTTCGTTCAGGTTGGCGTCGTAGGTGCCGGCAAAGATCAGCTCACCCAGCGACACACCCACGGGCTGCCAGACGTTGCCGTCCCACAGGTAGATGTTTTTGTCGAGGGGGTTAAAGAACAGCTGACCGATGTAGTCAGCAACCGGGATGGCCTCACCGATTTGTGCGGTGGAGTAGTCCGCCAGCTTTGGTGCCGTTACGGAATCGCTGGCGAGGAAGCTGGCAGAGAAGGAGCCGGTTGTGATCTTTGCCGCGTCAAGGTTGGGGATATCCGCTGCATCGAGAGTTGCGCCAGTCGATACGTGACCTTGGGCGTCGACGGTGACTTTGGTGTAGGTGCCAGCGGTGACGCTGTTGCTGTGGTTGAGGGTGCCTGAGCTAACGGTCAGACCGGAGCCGGGGACGATGATGCCCTTCGTGCTGACGGTGGCGTCAGGTAGGTCCGCTGGAACCAGTGCGCGGAATGTTGGGGCGGCGTCGACGCCAGTCTCGGGACCAGCCAAGACGACGTTTGCCGCCTGCGTGTCCATCGTGGTGGTGATGGTGGCGCTAAACGCATCGGGGTAGGCAACCGCAAACGCCAGCGGCGTGCTGTCGCTGAAGGTGATGGTGCCGATGCCTGCTTGGCGCACCCATGCGGTGCCGTCCCAGGTGTACTCGATGTTGGTGTTGGTGTTGTACCACTGCTGACCGATGAACGCGCCAGAGCCGGATGGGGTTGCAGCAGCAACGACGGCGGCAGAGTTATCCGCCAGCTTGATTGCTGTTACGGCGTCGTCGGCAATTTTGCCGGTGGTAACGGCGAGGGCGTTGATCTTGGCTTCCGTGACCGCGTTGCTGGCGATGGTGGCGGCAAAACTGCCCGTACCAGAGCCGGTTACGTCGCCGGTCAGCGTGATCGTCTGGTCGCCCGTGTTGGTGCCGGAGCTGGTACCGCTGAACGAGGAGCCGTCTGTCCAGGTGCCGTTTGCGGTGGACAGTGTGCCAAGACCCAGCGTGGAGCGTTGGGCGGCGGCGTCGGCATCATCGAGGAGTGCGCGACCTGCTGCGGTGCAGGTGATTTCTTCGACGGAGCCGGCGCCAGCAGTGCTGCGACCCAGCAGCTTGTCAGTGGCGCTGACGTTTTGGATCTTGGCGTAGGTAACGGCTGCGGCGGCTAGTTCGTCAGTACCAACCTGCCCGCTGCCTATGGCGTCGGCGGTGACGGAATCCGTTGCCAGTTGGGCAGAAGTAACGGCGTCGTCAGCGATCTTGTCTGCGGTGATCGCGTCGTTAGCAATAGCTGCTGTACCAAGCCCGGCAGCGTCAACCTTGGCGGTGGTAACGGCGCCATCGGCAAGCTCAGCCGTGTCAACTGCACCAGCGCCGACGCTGGCAACAACATTGGCGTAAGCACCAGCGCTGTAAATCTGCAGCAGTCCGGTGCTGCTATTGAAAAAGCCGCGTCCGCTGAAGTTATCGGTGCTGGGAGCGGTGCTGCCGACCGCGATGGAGCTGTTGTCACCGAGCTTGGCGGCGGTTACGGCGTCGTCAGCAAGGGCAGTGGTGCCGAGTTTGGTAGTGCTGGACTGATCCAGCTTGTCAAGATCGACGCTGCCAAGCGGGATGAGATCCAGTCCGGCGTCAACAAGGTTTTGAGCGGTGACCTTCTTGGTTTCCGACGCCGAAATATCGACAATCGGCAGTACGTCGTCTTGGGCAACCGATGCCTTGGGCAACTCGTTGAGCTGCGTAATTCTTTGGTCGGCCAAGACGTGACTCCTAAGCCCTAGTGCTGCCTATCAGTTTAATCAAGCTCCTGCGTAATCAGTTCGTCGAGCGACTGCTCCAGTTCGATGGGTTCATCGGCTTCCGTCACGATGGTGTAACCCGTCGGCTCGCCCACCAACAGTCGAATCTCGCCTGTGGTTACAAAGTCGATGGAGCAGGTGATTGCGTCGGTTGCGCTGACCTGAACACCGGCTCGGGTAACGCAGGCGGTGAACTCGTAATAGACGTTCTGGATGCCAGAGTCCAGCTCGTTGTCCGTTAGGTACAAGGCGCAGTCAAATTCGCTGCCGATCTCCGTGCGCTGGATTAGCTGGAGCATCAACAGGGGCGTTTCAATCCGACCGGATGTGTTGTAGTCAAATAGGCAGTTGATAGATCCATTCCCGCTGATAAGACCAGCGGAGTATTGCTGTTGGAAACGGTCGTTTAGGGTTGTCGTGTCGATCATCTGGCGATCCGTGTTCAGCTCGAAGCTGGTTACATTGCCCAGCACACTGAAGCGGAAGTCGCTGATGTAGACGGTAATTGTGATCGGATCGCCTGCGAAGGCATCGAGGGTGAGCTCTTGAGAGCGGTTGTTGTTTACCGCGTCGGCAAAGTTGCGGAAAAAGCGCAGACCGCCAGCAGAGTTGACGTTTACGTAAGCGGTGATGCTTGACTGGAGCGTTCCAGATGACCAAGCAGTTGGGTCAAAGCAGATCAGTTTGCGGGCGTCATTCGTTTTGATTGTGACTCGATCACCTGTCAGTAGGTTGTCGAGGGCGCTGTCGAAACTCAGGCGGTTGAGGATCGTGTTGACGTCGTTGGGGTCGATGCTGTCGGCAATGCGCCCGTAGTTAGCCTCCGTTCCACGGCGAAGGCGGACGTTGCCCGTGTTGCCGAGAAAGACAGCCATTAGAACGTCGGTTGAACAATGCCGATCCAGTCGCCTTCAACGGTGAATTGAATTGGTACAGCTGTTAGCTCGCCATTGCTAACTGCGATACTGGCGTTTGTGATGAACGCTCGAATTTGAATCGTGTCGTCTGCGCCAGTGCCGACTCGTAGCTTCAAAGTAACCATATCGCTGCGCCCAATTCTTCCTGTGTGCATAATTTTGCTCAGCAGGGAAGTGAATTCTTTATACGCAGTGTTTTCGCTGGAATCCAGTCGGTAGTACAGAAGGGTGCAGCTGCCGGTAGCGGATTTGGTGCTCGGGTGTTGGGTGCGAGCAAAATCACCAAGTGTCGTGGCGTCCAGCAGGTCCACGCTCATCTCAATGGACCAGTCGCGGACCTTGGCGACGGGCTTGTCGTCCAGGATTAGCGAGCCAGCTCGCCCGGAGTAGTAAGAGCCCATTACCCGTACACGCTGCCTTGACTCAGCTTAGCGCCGACCTATGCGACAACAAACGCACTGGAACTAAAGTCAGCCACACGGCTAAGTAGTTCGTTGTTGGGTCCGATATCGCAGGGAATGCGTACCGCCTTGATGGTGATTTCGCCCTCTTCGTCGAGCGCTACCTCGGTGACGCGGAAGCTGCGGCGGCGTTGGTCGGTTGGTGCTCCAAGCACAAAGGCGTAACCGACGTAAGCCGGTGCCAAGCTGGCAGCGACACCGTTGGTGACGGTGAGGTTGGTAATTGTCTGAACCTTGCGGTCCTTGTACACCAGTGCGGTGTAGTTGTTGCTATCGGGGATTTTGCTGAGTAGTGGGCTATTGAGTTCGCCGCCTGCTAGGACCACGCCTGTGGTGAGGTTGTCCCAAGGTGTTAGGCCGACATCGACGAGGATGTAGCTGCCAGGCTCGACGGGGACTTCGGTCGGCAGAGTCTTGAACTCGATGCCACGGCGGATGAAGCGGCGCTGGTTGATCAGGTACTTCGCGTAGAGGATTGCCTGCTCGCGGGTCGATACGAATTGGCTGAGGTCGAAGTTTTGGTAGATGGCATTGGTGTCGTCGCCGTCTTTGCGCTTGACCGTGACGCTCGCTTTGGGGCTGAATACGTCGTTCTCGTTTTCAACGTCGCGGTAAACAACAGTGGCGATCAGGTCCTGGACGGCTGATCCGTAGTCAAAGTGTTCTTCCTTGAAGCTGCCCTCGAGGATGTTGGCGCTGGTAAATAAACCGGTGGGTTTGATTTCGCGGTCGATCACGCCGTTGTTTTTGAAGGGGACAGCGGGCGCCAGCGCTTCTTGACCGTTTTTGCGTACCAGTTCCAGCAGGCTGTATCCAGCTACCTCTGCCCAGAATTCACGCCAAGGGCGCTGGTCCGCAATGACACCATCCATGAACAGGTTGTTTGCGAGGCAGAAGCGCTTGGCGTCAAAGAGCGTTGCGTAGTCGATGGCGTCTTTGGATGAGTAGCTAAGGATTCCGTCGTCGCTGCTCCACACCGTGTCGAGGAAGATATCTGGGGCGTAACAGCTGCTGTTGGTGGACAGCGTTACGGACGATTTAGATGGTCCGTTAATGATGTAGCAGTCCTTGCCTTTGGTGACGTAGGCGGTAATCGAGCGCAGGTCTTGGATGCCTTGACCGGAATAGACGCTGAGCCCCAGCGTGCTCATGTCGTTGTAGTACTGGCTGGTGTTGGTGTTTTGTTGTTCGGTGACGGCGCTGATGGCGAGTTCTGGACCTTGCTCAAAGCTGAACTGGGTGTCAGTGTCAGCGCGGACGGTCATCAAGTCCCAAGGCTGCGTACCGATGGGACGGCCTTCATCAATGTCCGGCTCGTAGGTATTAGGTTGCGGGTTAACAAATGAACCAGTAAAGGAAAAGATGTTTCCGTCTACGCTGATTTGTCGCCTCGTGCCGCGCAGTTCGATAAACGCAAATTGAGTAAATCCTTCGTCGCGCATATCAGTAATAAAATCACCGACAGGAACAAAGCGGAATGAGTACTTAGCATAACTTGCGGACTGGAAGTTCAGTCCCAAGTAAATTTCTCTGTCTTGCGCGTTTTTGACGGCAAACATGTAAGGCACTGTTGTGTACTCTGTTTCGCCTTCTCTGCGGAATAGAACTTTGAAAAAGGCCACGCGCGGCTTGATGCCGTTGTCCGAGTCGCTGTAGTCCTTGAGTTCGATTGCTTTGCTGCCGTAGCTGCGTTGGCGGCCTGAGATGCGCCGGAATAGACGCGCCCTAATTGAGAACTGTATGAAGTCGATTGGGCTGATAGTTTGGTAGGAAGCAACGCGAACTTTTATCAGCGCTTTTACCAGAACGTCAGAGCCGTCACGATCGTTGTAAGCCTCAATAATATCAAGCAAAAATAGTAATGCTTCTTGCTTGCGGTCAATGATTGAGTCGTATACCGCCTGTATGGCAGCAACTCCAGCTTGGTCAGTGGTGTTTTTGCCGTTAATTGCATTGATGCGACGACGCAGCTCTCTAATACCAGCAATACGGTTAATGTTGTTTATGTCGGTAAAGCCGCTTACGCAATCCCTGGCTTGTTCAATGCGTACGTCGCGGTAGGCGTCCACAACGTCTCGCACTGCGTCTCGACGATTTTCCCGTAGATCTTCAATCTGCTTACGCAAATCCGCGCGAAAATTAGCGCTTTGCTTTCCAGGAGCGTTATCAATCTTTGCTTGCAAATCGTTGATAACTGTTTTATAGCGTGCGCGAATTTCGTCAATCTGCTGTTTGGGAGTGCGAGGGCGCGTGTCTCCATCGAAGATATAACCGTTTGCTTTACGTATTCCTGAGGCAGCCAATGAAAAAACTACTGTGCGTGTTGTGCCATCTTCAAGGGGCCACGCAAGGCTGGTGGATGTTACCTTTCTAATTGTGTCGTCAAATTTTCCTGATGCGACATTACCAACGTGCGTTTGCAGGCGCACAAGTTGATCATTGAGGTATTCACGAAGTTCTTTGGAGTTAACTTTTGGCTTGTTCGCTAAAAACTGACGACGCTGCTTACGGGTGTAAGCGATAGAACCGCGCTCATCAATTAGTTCCAGTCCTTGCTCTTTACTGGTAGCGTCCGATAGCTTGCGAGCAACTCCGGTATCATCAATCCAGCTAACATCGCGTGCGGGATTAACAAAGGAGTAGCGAACTCCAAAGAAATTGATGCTGATCGGATCCTTTCGGACCGTGCGCTGAACATTCGCCTGTGCCTTGTCGCTAGAGGTAAGGTTCGCGTATATGCGATCAATGTTTTGCCGCGTGCGCATCGTCACGCCTTCTGTTGTATTGCTGGGATTTACAGGGTCATAACCACGCTTAAGTTCGACGTCAGAAGCAATACTTTCCAGTATGTCCCTAAACCCAGTTGCTTGCGCATACTGACTGTCTGTCAAATATGTGATCTGCTGCCCGTTTTGTGATGCACGGGCGACAAGTTTGTTGTAAGGAGCAGCGGGCGCCAATCCTCCATTGATTACGCGAAAAGTACAGTCAACATCCCCTTTGTCGATATTGTTATCTTGTCGATCCACCAGCACTAGGCGGGCGCTGCCTAATTCGTAAAGTGAGCCTGGTTGTATTTGATCAACAAGTTGACGGCGGATGTCGCTGGCAAAGTTTGTCGCTACATCTGGTTTCTCTTCAGATGGTCCGCTACCGTCGGACTTGTTACGCAAACGTGTATCGGGTTTTGCATCGCGGAAACGAATTCGTACAATATCACCTGTAACAAAACGATTGTTCGCCGTCCAGCTGACCGTGGTGTAAGGGTTGTAACCAACAATCTCAATGCCGTTTAGGTCGTATTCGGTGCCGCCAGATTGGCCGCGTGAATACAGCATTACGTTTAACGGGATAGGTTCGTAAATCCCGAATGTGTTGTAATTGCTTGGTGTAAACGCTTGGCTGCAGCCTGTTCTATTTCCTTGGATTAAGCAAATTTGGTCTTTTTGATCACGGTCGTCTGCGGATGGATCGCTGTCATCTCCTCTGACGCGATCATTAAAGCTTGGCGCTCCGTTTTTGCTGTAGTAGAGCCAAGTGTTTGCTTGGTTGAAATTTTCTAGTGGTATGTCGCCAAAGCCAGTGCGGGCTACGGCAAGCTCGTTTACTTTTGCAGCGCCAATAACAAGCAGCAGTTGCATGAACTGGTTGTTGCCGCTGCTGCGGATGGCGGACCACACCAACGAGGTAGCGGCACGGACGGCTCCGCGTTCGTTGGCGGCGGTGTTGCAGTAAACAAGGTTGACCGGATCGCCGTAACGCGCCAGTTCTTGTGCGCTGTTGAAGCCGTAGGTGGGGGCAAAGCGTTGTTCGCGTTGGCGGCGACCACCTCGGGCAACGTCGGGGATATCGGGTTTGGGTGCGAGTAGTGCGGCGCCGACCTGGAACAGGATGCCGACAACCGTCAGCACGATGGCAACGGTCTCTGCGTTGCGAACGTCTAATGCCGTGCCCGCCTTGGGGTCGTTGTACGCCTTCTGCAGCGCCAGGAACTCAAGGTAATCCGCCTCGCTGATGCCCAGTGTTTCAACGAGTTGGTGCTCGTAAGGCAGGAGGCGGCGTGTCATTTGTTCAGTCTGAAGTACCAGCCAAAATCGTCGGCAACAGCAGTGCGAATTACGCTGCCGCCAGGTCCGATAAAAAGCATCGTCCCGTCATCTAGCACTGTACCGACCGCGCCAACACTGTGACTAGGAAGAAGTGCCAGTGCGTGTGGTTCAGGACCGGCGAGGCGCTTGCTGTTTTTGAGTAGCCAGCGAGCAATGAAGTTGGCGGGCAATGTGTCGTCGGTGTAGCGCTCGAAGATCCACGCCACTTCTGGCAGGTAGTTGTGATACCCAAGCCGGCGGTGAACTTCTAGGGCCATCAGGCAGCAGTCGACGGTGCCGGATCCATCGCCCGGATAGGCGCCCCAAGCTCGTCTCAATCCGAGTAGGTCGTTCACCGCAGGCTCAACTCGGCGTTGATCGGCAGGATTCCGGCGTTGTCGCGGTTGAAGGTGCGAGTGGGGAAGTTGGCCCCAACGCTGTCCATGGCAGTTCGGAAGCGAAGTTCGAGCGTGGTGTCGTCGAAGCTGGAGCCGATGCCGATTAGTGTTTCCGTGAATTGGAGGCTGCTGTATTCGTTTTCAGCGGTCAGCCATAACGTCGTTAGCGTCAGCTCGCTTTGACGGTTGCCGCCTGAGGCGTCAACTAAACGGATGGCGTACTCGGTTGCGGGGAACAGAACAGTAACCGTTTCGTTGTCGCCGGTCAGTGTGGACAGACTGCCGCTGGACTGGAACGGGGCAAAGGCGTAGCTGTTGCTGTTGTAGGTCTTGTTTTGACCGACGAAATAGTTTTGGTAGCGGTAGCGAGTTGGATTTGATCCAGTGACGTAATCGAAAAACTGGACGAGGCGCAGGTTAGACATTGATTTCTCCGATCAGGCTGACCTCGACGGTGCTTACGTCAATGAATACTGATTTGATTTGTGGGGGGCTGGCGTAGCTCCAGCTGATGTTGCTGGGCGCTTGGATTTTGTTTTTTAGTCCACTTCCCATGCCGCCAAATACTTCGTTTGGGAGATTGAAGCCTTCGAGTTGCTTGGCGGTGTCTTCGTAGTGGGCAACAATGTCGTTGGCTACGCTGTCGTCAACATTGCTAAACGTCAGCTGGAGTTCGTAGTTGGTGGGCTTGTTGCCGTAGATCCGCTTGCTCACCACGCCGGATTGGCTGCGGTATGTGCGAACGGGGTATTCGCCGGGCGTGAAGCTGCGGGCGCTAGGGACGTAGGACGGGAATGTTCTTGCCATTAGCGCAGCCCCAGTTTTGCCCTTGTGCTCGGGCTGTTCTGTAACTTACTCAACGTAGCTGCGGTGCCCCGTTTGGCGCCATCGTTTGCAGCGGCTTTGCGGGTGGCGACCATGGCAGCTTCAAGCTGGTCGCGGCTCACGTATTCCACGCCGCCGATGTTGGTGGTCTGGAATGTCATGTTAAGCATGGGACCGTTGCGGGCGCCGGGAGCAGTACCCATTGCATCGCGCAGATTGTTGTTATTGACGACAGTGCCACCAGTACCAGGGACGAACAGCTCTGGACCACGCTCGCCAATTAGATAAGGCTGCTGACCGCTAACAGCACCACCACCAGCACGACCACCAACGGCCAACCCTGGAATAGGAGTTTTAAGGGCGCCAGTGCCGGTCAAGTTTTTATTAGCCGTACCAAATGCGCTACCGCCACCACCTAACGCATTCAAAATGCTTTGCAAAATAATAAGCGTCATTTGTTTTGTGATTATTTCAACTGCCATGTTTATAAATGCGTCCCCAATCTTTTTGAATGCGTCAGCTAATGCCTCTTGTGTGGACTTGGCTCCAGTAATTACCTCGCCAAATGCAGTGCTAAAAGCAGAGCTAATCGCGGTAGCCCCATTCACGATTGCATCAATCTGTAATTTGATTGGATTCAGTTCTTCTTTAAGTTGCGTGATTTTATCTGTTAAACCAGAGGCGACCGTACCTTCTCCCGCGACACCAAATTCAGTGGCATCAAAGGCGGCTTTGAAAAGCTTCTCAGCTTCTTCTGCTTGCTTTTTCAGTTCTTCTGTTTGTAGTTGAATGATTTCAAGTCGCTGGATTTCGGCGTTGAGCTGATTCAGGTTGGTGCGCTGCTCAGCATTCTTCAGCTCTGCAATTTGCTTGGCGCGGTCTTGAAAATCAAATTGAATTTGCAGGCGCTTGCGTTCAATTTCTGATCCCTCAAATAGCAACGCTGCTTGACGACTAAATTGCGTGCCAAGTTGATCGCCAACTTCCAAGGACCGTTCAAGCTCTTGCCGTAGCTTTTCTGCTTCGCGTGCTGCTTTCTCGGCCGCTTTTTCTGCGTCTGATTTACCACCACGACCTTTGCCGCCAGTGGCACCAAGCAGGGGCGGCAGTCCACCGCCTCCCGTCATTACAGGCGCAGCCGCGGCTCCGCCCGCGCCCATTTCTGCCGTAACCAGCGATTTGCGCAGCCGTTCCCGATACTGCTGTACCTCTTGATCAAAAGGATTGGCATAGCGAAGCGCACCAAAGCGAGTCCGTGTTCGTCTGTTGGCTTCTTCGTACGCTCTTGTTTCTGCTCCTATTCGTGCAGCACTATTTACCCTTTCAATGAACGCGTTTATGCCATCAATCAAAAACTTAAAGACGGGTGCAAAGAAGGTTCCAATGTTTTGTGCTAGCCGTTGAAATGAATCTTGTAGTGTGCTGAGCTTGCCGTTTAGCGTATCGCTCTGAGCGATGGCGCCATTGGCGTATTTACCACCGGCGTCGGTCAGTTTGATAATCGCAGCTTCAACGGCTTGGGCGCTAATCCGTCCTTTTTCAAGTGCCTTTTGAAACTCTTCACCACTTAAACCATATTCCTCACGCAATACCTGCTGCAGTGCAACACCACGTTCTTGGAATTGCAACAGCTCCTCGCCTTGCAATCTTCCTTTGGCCTGCACTTGCCCATAGGCCGTAACCAGGCCTTGCAGTTCGGCTCCGGTTGCGCCGCTGACATCTGCCAGCCTGCGGGTAGTCTCTACAACCTTGCTAGTTTCAACTCCAAACGCTTGCAGTCTTTTAGCTGAATCAATCAGCTCACTGCTGGTAAATGGCGTGACTGCGCCAAGGTCTTGCAATTCTTTAACGATCTGACCCGCGCGTTGAGCGCTACCAGTCAGTACCTCCAAACTGCGGCGTTGGCTTTCAACTTCTGCTGCTTGGACAAAAACAAACTTGGCGGCTTGGAACGCTGCAAATGCACCGGCCAGACGACCGACAACCGCGCCAAGGCCGCCAATCGCACGCTCGGTCGCGCCTGCCTGTGACTGCACCTCGCGCAGTTTGCTAACCGCATTGCGGCTGTCGACGTTAATGGCAACGTTGGCGACAACCGACACGACTTACCTACGGCGTTGCTTCAGTCTACGATCTTGCTCTTCGTTTTGAAGTTCAAAATAGCTGGACCATATCAGCAACTCTTCAAGCGTTACCTCTTGGTTTAATCGCGCCAAGCTATATCCGAGTTCTTTTGCAATCCCAAGCTGCAGCAGCAGCAGGTTGTCTTTCTTTAGCTCAGCCTTTACCGCTTTTCATGTCCAGTTCTTTGTCTTCCTCTGGATTGGTGATGATGGCGAGCATCATGGCTTGCAGGTCGCTGTCAAGCACATCGTTTTTCAGCTCAGCAATCTCGCCAGCCTGAAACAACCGTTGGCCGGCATCGTCGGCTGCTTTGGTTACCAGCAGGTTCAACGCAAAGCCATTGGGATCATCGCCGCCTGGCATCTTCTGCGCGCGCTCACGTTCTGCCATGGTCAAAGCCGTGGCATAAAACTCAAACGTAGATCCATCGTTGAGTGTTACAACGCGCTTAATTGGCTGAAGATTGGCTGCTTTTTTCAGCCGCGCCAGTGCAGATGATGCCATGCAATAAATGTGGGTGGCCCCAGCATAAGCCGGGGCCGTTCAACTATCAAGCAGAAGTGCTGAAGTCAAAAGTAGGTGCACCGGCCGGGCGGAAAGTGATCTCCACTTGCTGAGCATCATCAGGATTGATGTTCAGGCTGGCGGTCAGCAGCACGGCATCCATGGCAATGCTGCGGCTAAGCGCCTCGGTGCCTTGCTTGTCGGTGTACAGCTTGAAGCCGCAGCCAACCTGCTGACGTTGCAGCACGTCTTCCACCATGCGATTGGACAGCGCAGCGTCCTCGTTGGTGACGTAGATCGTTGCGGTGCCGTTGCCGTCGGCGAAGCCAGGAATGTAAGCGCGGAAGGGCGCATACTGCCCAGCAGCTTGGCCGATGGTGGTCACGTCGATCTCAGCGCGGCTGATCTCAAACGACCATGACTGCACTTGGCCAACGGCGGCATAGTCGGCGTAGTACACCTCGAACTCGTTGGGGGCAGCTGCAGTGCCGTCGTCGGTGATGGCAAGGATGGTACCGCCAGCAGCGGTGGATACGGTCAGCGCGCCAGTGGCTGCGGTGTAGCTCAGCACGTAGTAGGTGGTAGCCGCCGAGATGGGGGCAGGCAGTGTGCCGGTACCGGCTTCGCCAGTTTGGCTGTTGATGACGCGGAACTTGACCGGATCGCCAGCTTTGAAGTTCAAGTACGGCTGAACGGTAATGACATCAGTGCTGGCGTTGACGCCAGTTTCCGGGAAGTTGCCGTTAGTGCCGGCGGGTTTGTAGTAAAGGGCGCCGGACGTACCGGACAAAACAGTGACAGCCATGTTGTGAACGGTAGTGGCTACCGTTAGTCTAGATACGCTTCAAACGTGGCAGTTAGCTGTGTTTGAAAGTAAGGCTCAGGCGCTGCTGGCGTTACTTGCGCTGGCCCTGAAGCTGCGTCAAAGATAATGCTTGAAAACTTGGCGCGATCAAACAAATCCTTTAGCCGCTCTGCAATCGTGAAATTAGCAGCAGTGCCTTGGCCCTGTGACGTAAAGACATTAACCACCAGCGTGCCAGTCTGGCGGTTGAAGCTAGTCAGCGTGGCGTAGCTGTTATCGCCAAAGCGGATGAACGCTTGCACCCATGGCGTGTTGTTTGGCGGCGTGAACGGTACGTTCTGATAGCTGACCGGATACGCAGGTGACAGCGCCATCTGCGTTGCAATGCGCCCTTCAATGGCGGCGCGAACGTCGTTGTAGGTGCTGCTCATGATTCCCTCCCGATGCGGTCAGCTTTGACGCGCACAAAGCCTTGGATGTCTTTAGCGATGCCTTGCACCCAGCCTGCCGGCGCCTGCTTGCTGCTGCCATTGGCAAGAGGTTCTGCATACGGCAGGTTGTTGTGCACGCTGTACACGTTGCCGAGCTTTTCTTGCTGGTAGTTCATCTTGCGCAATGGCACGATTAATCCGCCTGGCGGGGATGTTTTCGAGCGATCCGCATTGGAAGGCTCTTGCTGCGGCCCGCCATCGTAAGAGCCTGCTGCATTCTCCCCTACCTGCCAGCTAACGCGAAACCTGCCAGTGTCGACAGGGCTTGCCTGTTTAAGCCTGCTGTCAGTTTCAAGCACCGCAACCCGCAGCAGCTTCTCCATCTGCTGGCTGGCGTAATCACCAATATCACCAACTCGGATCGCGCGCGCCATTATGCCCTCAGGATCAGCTCGTAGGTGATGGCAGTGTTGTCCTGCTCAATCGTACGAACCTCGATCACTTGATGCGTCACGCTGCTAATCAGCACTTCATCGGCCGTAGTAGGTGCGTTGGCAATATCAGCAGCAGCAATCAACAGCCGCTTGTCGCCAGCTTGAATCAAATCATTGACCTCACGCAGGTTGACATCTTCCAGCACGCCACGCACTACGGTGTCGGTCGTGGTTTCGCTAACGGTGCCAGTGCTGGTGTTATAGGCGCCAGTTGTCACGCGGCGGATCGTTGCTTCGCCGCCAAACTTTGCCATCAGCTTGCTGGCAACCTTGCGTAGCGGACTAGCTAATGCCATTAGGCCACCTGCACTGCAGTCAGGATAATGCCAGGGATGGAGGGATGCGCTGGTCCCGATGGCGATGATGGCAATGATTGGATGCTAGCGGCTACATTTGTGGTAGACCAAATTAACTCTAGATAGTCGTTAGCGGCAAGTTTTAAAACGTAATTGACGCAACCAATAACGTGGCCATCAACGCTGCCATGACTTGAAATGATGCTGAACTTACTGTCGCTAGCCGGCACGTCGCCGCTGGCGCCGTTGTCGTTCTTGCGCAGCCAGATATTGATGTCGTGAATCGAGTTGCTTGTGTTCACAAACTGGACAGAGTAAGTGACGCTGTAAACGCCTGCCCTAGAAAAGGTGACTCGTGAGCCAGAGGCAATGCTTATCCCACGGCTATCAGCATCCGTTGAATTAATGCCAATCGAATAGGCAGTGTTAGCAGCCGCTGCAATCTGCTGAGTCGTGTCATAAAACGACCCCCACAACATTTGGTTGCGGACTGTATCAAGACCACTTGTGAACGGATTGAGCTTAAAGGCCATTGCTCAGCTCCGAACAACGGTAAGCAGATTATTGTTGCCATCATAGGTCATTGTCAGCACTGCTACGGTTTTGCCGCTTGTACCGCCACGTTTGTACGTTGCAGTTAGCAAGTTATTTGCGCCGTCGTATGTATTGACAATGCAATCATGCGTAGGGATTTCGAGCCCATCGCGTGCTACCGCATCACCACCACCAGGAAGAACGTAAGCCATCAGAGCCTGTAAGCAACAACAGTGCCGCTGGTCAATGTGATGCTGGTAAACACGCCTTCAAGTTCGGTGCTTGCCTTAAACGGGATGGCGCTGAGTGCGTTGCCAGTCCAATCCATTGCAGCCAAGCTAGCGATCACCGTGTCTTCAAGGGCAACGATTTTGCCGAAGCGGCCGGTATGCGCTGCAGTGTCGTCGATATATTCGGCGCCGGGATACTTGTAACTCATGACCGCTTGATTGCAAAGTTGCCTGGTCCGCTAATTCTAAGCCCGGTCAAGTATCGCTCCATCAGCGGCGGCACCTTGTCAACACCAACAGCGCCGTAACCGAGGTTAGGAGTCACGTCAATGCTGCCAATCTTGACGTTCTTGTAGTCTTCCAACCCGCTTAGCCCAATGCCATCAGGGTTGTTGTTGAGATAAGTGGCCAGCACAACCTGTGCATACTGCACCTGTTGCGGAATCTCAGTGTCGGTGTAGTAATCCGTCGTGATGCGAAACGGAAAGCCAACAGCGTACGTATTGATGTAGGTATCAGGCTTGCGCACGCCAGTACGCGGCCACTGCAGCGCCTGCGTGTCAGTAGCGCGGGCGCCTAGGAACCGCTCACGGTCCAATCGTTGGGTAGCGGTAAACAGCGCTCGATTCTTTTGGTCAGTAGTAGCTGATGCCCATGCCGTCACATCAGCATCTTGCACAAAGCCATCAATGATCTCCTGCGCTGCTGCCAGCGTCAGGTAGGAGTTTGCGCTTGCCGACCCTACGGTTGCGTTGATTGCTATTGCCATCGTTGGGTGGCTCCGTCATCTCAAGTTTAAGTGTGGGCTCTGCAATAGAAAGAGAGGCTGCCTCGTTAGAAGCAGCCTCCAGTTCACGCAGTCGCCGAAAGGCGAACATGCCCATCAGACGCGCTTCAGCAGCACGGTCAGGATCACACCAGCCAGAGTGGTGGTGGTGCCGGTGACATCAAGAGCCAGGCGGTTGCCAGCCTCAAGGATGCGATCGCCGTTGGTGGTGGTCAGAGCAGGGGTTTGCTCAGTAAGAGCAGTGCCTTTGAAGTTGATGGTGGCGCTCAGAAGGTCGTCACCAGCGGTGGCGGCTTCAGTGCCTTGGCAACGACGAACGGTGCCAGTTACGGCGCCAGCATCGTTGCCGGCAGTGGCGTGAACTTCACGCACTGCAACCACCTCGCACTTCACCGGAGCAGTCCAGAATTGCACGTCGGCAATCGAGGATGCACCGTAAAAAGTGGCTTCGAGGTACTGCTCGGTGGACAGTTCAAACTGGGAGGGTTGTGCCATTGTTAGTTACCTCAGTCAAAATTGGAGGTATTCGTCGAACGTACGACACCTAGGTTTTTCAGCTCGTACACCTTTGACCAGTTAGCAACCGTTTCCAGCTGAGCGCGAGTGGGGTTGGCAGTAGTCACCGCCCACTTAGCGCCAACGGGGTGGTAGCAGTAGTGCAGGTCGATTGACATGGCATCGCTCTTGGCGAGGATGTCACGATCGGTTTCGGTCTGCATCGCCATCTGTTCACCGCTGGCAACAGCGCCTTGGGTGAAGAAATAGGTGGCGTATTCGGTCGAAGAACCGCTGCCATCGGTCTGCACATCGTCAGACACGATCACGCGCAGACCCATGTAGGTCGGCACGCTCACGGGACCGTAGGCACCAGCGATGCTGCCGCCAACGAAGTCAGTGACGCTAGAGGTTAGACGTGCGTCTGTCTCGGTCACGTAGTCGATGGCCTTGCGCTCAACCAGGTCGTAATAGACCTTGGAGTGCATGGCAACAGCAGCCAGCTTGTCGCCTTGATCGCCCAGCAGGCTGCGGGCTTCAGCAACGTGACGGGGGCTCAGCGTGGTGGGAGTATCACCAGACTCGCCATCAATGGTCAGGCCAAAGAAGGCAGCAGAGCTGGAGGTGGATCCCAGGCTGCCGAACACACCGCCAAGGCAGGACAGCAGATCCTTCTGGCGCTGGTTAGCGATGTAATCAGCGATCTTGGCGCCGATGGCGGCCATAGGGTCAGAACCGGCAGCAAGAGCAGCCAGGTCGCGCGACTCAAAAGCACGGCCACGGTGCAGGATCACGCCAACTTGCTTGTCAGCTTGGATCTTGCCAGGTGTGAGGCTGGTGCTGTCGGTCAGCACCTCGAAATCGCCGGAAAGGTTTGCTTTCCAGAAGGGAACGTTGATGAAATCACCGCCCTCGGTGGCATTCAGCTCCGCCAGAGGCTGCACCACACCGGAAGCCAGGAAGGCATCGCGCTGAGTGGTTTGCTCAATGACGTAAGGCGTAAATACCTCGGGGATGATGATGTCAGAGCGAAGAGTCGCCATGACTAATCCTCAAAAAGGGTTTACGGATGTGGGCGCAGCCCCAGGCTCTATGTGGCGCAGCCATCACGAGCAGACACTCAAATACTAACGGTTGGCTGCAGTTTTCATCCGCTCATATAGGTCGCGGTCTGTACGGAATAGCCGCGACTGCTCTGTGAGGTTGAAGCTATCGCGGTTGAATGGATTGCTCATGCCAGCCGGAATGGTGCCATTGCTGCCGCCGGTTGGTGCGCCGCTGCCTTGTGGCTTGGGTTGCTTCTGCATCCATGCCGGCAGTGTTTTGGCCCATTCAGCGACAGGCTTGCGCTCGTAGCCGTCCACAACGACCACGGTGCCGTCGGGTTCGCGCTGGATCGCATCAGGCGACAGCTTGGTCTTCAGCACGAGGTCAGGGTCATGCACGATGTCAGCCAATGCCGTGACTGCTGGTGTGACCAGCTCTAGCTCGCGGACGCGGGCTTCAAGTGTTGCAATGCGCTGGTCCTTTTCAGCCGTCGCCTCACGGAACTGCTGCTCCAAAGCCTGTCGTGCCTCTTGGTATTTGCCTTGAGATTCGAGTTGTTGCTGCTCGTAGTTGCGCTTGAACTCCAGCAGTTCATCAACATTGACCCCATCAGGCGTCTTGGATTTCTTTGCTGCACGCAGCTCAGCAATCAGCTCTTGATTCTTGCGTTCTAGGGCTTCAACGCTGCGCTGCAGCATTTCAGTATCACCAGTTGCCGCAGGCTCCTGGATCTGGTTTTCTTCAGACATGAATAACCCGCAGGGTCAGTTACGCTATTAGTTTAGTGAATTAACTGGAATGGAAATCATCAAGCACAATCCAGAAGGGATTGGCTCACGCGATATTCGATCTGCATTGTCCCGTGTGATTGACATCGATGAAGACGGCAACGAAACAAAGATGTTTGCCGCTGTTGGAAATTTGCACCTATCAAGAGTTGTCGCCATTGCTCGTGACGAGGATGGCGACATACTCCTGATCACTGATCACGCGCAAGCTGTCATGGAGCAGCTTGGAAGCTGGGATGACTTTCTTGCGGACTGATCAAGCCTTGCGGCGGCGACCGGTGCTTCGCTTGCTTTCCATCTTGCGGACCTTGGCTTGTGCTGCTTGATATGCCTTGACATTGGAGCGGATGTTCTTTGCGCCAGCGTCAGTGCGCTTGCCAAGTCCGCGAGTTGATGTTCGTCCGCCAGCTCGCATCTTGGCGCCCCTGGCTTGGCTAGTGGCTGCCTTGTACGCAGCTTTTGCCTTGCGGCCTTGTGCGACTTGATTCTTCATGCCGCCTTTGCTGGCAGCGCTTTTCTTGCCTTTCGACTTTCCGCCGCCGCCGCCGCCGCCGCCGCCGCCGGCAAAGCGCCCTCTGGAGTCACGTTTGTAGGTACGGGCCATTGGCTTTTATGAATTCATAATCGCATTCTAGCCGTGCTGATTATTTCTTTTTCTTCGCAGTCTTAGCCGCAGCCTTGAACGCAGCAGCAGTAGGCCTGCCGGCTTCACCCTTGCGTGCCATGCGCTCGTTACTGCCGGCCGCAATGCGCTTGCGCTTAGCGGCAATGTTGGCGTATAGGCCAGGCTTCTTAGCCATCACTTCTTACCCTTGCGTGACTTGCCGGCTTTTGCGAGCGCGATTGCCACCGCTTGTTTTTGCGGCTTGCCTTTTTTCATCTCGGTTTTGATGTTGGCTGATACTGCAGCCTGCGACTTGCCCCGCTTCAGCGGCATCGCGCCATTCCTCAATACCTGTTAACAGTGTAGAGCCGTCTGCCGTTGCCCAGCCCTTGTCGGTGTAAATAGCTGGCACCCATGCCTCGCCGTGCAGGGCTTCAACTGGATCAGAGCTAACAAAAAAGATGCCGCGATTCTCAAAATGCCGCAGGCTAGGCAGGTCCATATCGTGCACGAAGCTGATCCAAGGTTAGCTCTGAACCGTCATCACGAACTAGCTTGGCGATAGCATCAGTCGGGCCGTATTTGTCGGCAAGCCGGTTGAAATACGGCACCTTGTTGGCGCCCAATGCCTTGGCCTTGGTTTCAAGGTTCTGCTTTGCCAGCCACTGCCCGTAGGTTTGATCTGCCGGCACTTGGCCGCCTGCTGATGCACGCTTTGCTGGCGGTGGTGGCGTGAAACCTAGTTCGTCGTAGTCAATCACCGGCACTGTCGTGCTGCGGCAGTTGAAATGCTGCGGCGGAGTCGGACCCTTGCCGTATTCAAACTCGCGGCCATCCAATGCACGGCAAATGCTGCTGGTGCGGGTATCCAGTGTTGCCACATAGCGATACTTCTTAGTGATGTCTTGATTGGCTTCATATACTTGCTGACTAGCTGCATTGGCTACTTGGTTGATACTGGTGCGCACAAGGCTAACGATCTGATTGTCGGCAACTGCTGTTGCTTGGCCGCCTGCTGCAACTAGCTGCTTCACGGTTTTGGCTTCTTCGCCAAATTCAAGGTTTCCGATCAGCCGCTTGGCAATGGCTGGCGTCGGCTCACCAGTCAGCAAGCCTTGCCGCACGACTTGGCTAAACCGCTCAGCCTGATCAACGGCAATGCCGCGAAATGCTTTGGTGACCACTTCGCCATTGGGCAGTGTGATTGTGGCGCCTTTGGCAGCGGTGAGGCTGAACGTGCCGGTGCCAGCCTGCTGCGCTAGGGCTTCCGCGCCATAGACAGACTTGAACAAGTCGTCCGACAACGCCACCACATTGATCTGCGTTGGATCAGTGGTCACCACTGACTGCGCGAACTGCGGGCTGATCTCAACGGTGCGCACCGCATCACGTGCACCTGCTGGCAATGCACGCCGCAGTTGATCGGTCACAAACTCCGACTGCAGCTCTGCAATGCCTTGCAGCTCTAATGCTGTCAGCTCAGTTGCATCGCCTGCCCAGGTTGCCAGGCTGTCCTTCAACTGAGCAAGAATTGCACGCAGCCGTGCCGCTTTGACTGGTGCGGACAGCTCGTCAATCGTGCGCAGCTGATTGACCGCATCAATGATGATGTCGTTGTAAGCATTGATGACACGCCGCGCAACGCTATTGCTGTAGCGGTTGAGGTCTATTGCATTGCGGTAGAGCGCTTCTGGTGTGCTCATCGTTCAATGCCAAGATCTTCCGGTTGATAGCCGCTGCGGATGCTGACATTAGCGCCGCGGTTCAATGCAGTAGTGACCAATGCAGCGAATGCGTCGTAACCATTTTGCCCGTCTTCGTACAAGATCGTTTCGTCAATCTCATCTGGCCTGCCTTCCTTGTACCAGCTGATGCGCACGATGGCTAAGACCTGTTCCGGCAGAGCGCTGACGTGATAATCAAGCTCTTGCCTCCTCGGTTTCCTCGGTTCCATCCAGATCATCAGGTCCACTAAGCGGTCGGTCACCCAATCCAGCAGGTTGTAGATCAAGCCCCGCATTGGCCGTAGCTTCAAGCTCCTCATCCACGTTAAAGTCGTCGCCTAGTACATCGCCTTCGGCAAGCTCACGCAGTAAGGTTTCTTGCGTGATGGTGCCTGCGGTGTAAAGCTGCAGCAGCGCTTGAATCTCCTGCGGTTCAAGGCGTGTGCCAAGGAAGTCACGGTTGACGTAGCTGCTGCCAGGGGATGTGTTGTTGCCGATGTACTGCGCATGAAACTGCAGGCAGTTGTCGATCATGTCCTGCACATTCTGCGCAATCACCATCATGGTGCTGTCGCCTTGGCTGCGATCAATGCGCTTTGCCTCAGCAGTTTCAGCAGATAGCTTCTGGCCCAGTACTGCCGACAGACCTAGCTCATTGATCTGCAGTGCAAGCTGCTCAAGCCTGCGAAACTGATAATCAAAACTGCGGCCGGCTGGCTCGATATATTCAGCGCGGCCATCAGCAGGGAATGCGATCGCCTCGCCAGGCCCAGCGCTGACTTCCTCTGCTGCAGATGGGAAGCCATAAAACGCCAGCATCGGCACAGCGCTGATGTGAAGCTGGTTATCGAGATCGCTTTGGATTTGATAAGCCTTGAGGTTCAGCTCAGCGATATCCTCCAGCGGCGGCCGTGACTCCATAAAGCCATGGCGCTGCGCATAGGCAACTGAGAAAGGAATCTCAGAAAGGCTTGTGCGGCCCTCGTCGACAACCTTAAAGTCGCCGTTGTCTTGCTTCTGATGCAGTTGGAATTCACCTGGCGTCAGCACACGGATTTGCTCCACTGCCTTCTCGCCAAACTCACCATCAGGCACGGTGACCGTCTCGGCTAGTCGCAACTGCGTTAACACCTGCCGGCCTTCCTGCTGCTCAGCACGCCAACCAAGGATCTGCCGTGGCGTGTAGGTCACCCAGTAGGGTCTACCCCCATCAGCAGGTGCATCCACCAGTACACCAATGTGGCCATAACGGACCATCTTGCGGGTGGTTTCGTAGGTCCAGACGTTGAGGTCATTGCCTTGTAGGTCAACATCAAACAACTGTTCGCTGATCACATCTGCTGTGTCATCAAGCCGCACTGGTTTGCGCGTCAACATGCCAGCCAGCATCCGCTCTAGACGCTGATAGAACGGCGGGCAAACTGATCGCGCCAGTCGATTGTCATAGCTTTCATCTAACTCCCTTGGCTCCTGCGGCAGGTAACGCCGATGCTTGCGGCGCATCCCATAGGTGCCGCCCAGTAGATCCTCGATGAGAACCCAATGCGGCTCCATTGCATACCACGATGAGTTGGCATCCTGTACGCGAGTAACGCGGCGCTGCGCAATCGGCCGGTCGTAGTTGTTAAAGCCGGTGTACATTACAGCGCCGCAGTCATAGGTGCAGTTTAGGCAGCAATCAGCGTGATGCTATTGCGGCCAATCTTGATGTCAAACTCAGCGCCGGGCTCGTAACCCATCTCGCGCAGGTAGCCATCACCGATTTGCAGCTTGCCATTGAATTGCACCTTGGCCTTATAGGTCAGGCCGCGGCCACGCTTTGCTGTCTTGCTGCCTAGGTCAACGCCTTTGGCTTCCAGCAGCGCCTCATAGAACTGCGTGAATGCCACGCGATCCTTGATCACGTAGCCGCAAGCGCGCACCAGTTCGGACTTAGGCGCATTGCCCAGTTCTTTGACCTTAGCGAGTAGTTCGACGCCCTTGAGCATGGGTAGAGTTAATGGTTGGACTGATGGAGTGTAGCTCAATCAACGTCCGCTGCAACCATCAAGCCGCCCAGAAATACCGCAATGAAGAATAGGTAAACAGCAAGCGCCAGTAGTGGTCCGCCTAGCGCAAAGCCTGCGGCGGCAATGAAATGCACTGCCATGACCCCAATGAAAAACCAAATGACTAGCGCTGCGCTGCGGATGAAAGCTCTTAAAAATCTCATAGTGTTATTTGAACTCATCGCTTAACAAAAGTGCAATATCGACCAGTTTGCAAAAGTCCGCGACGCAGCAGGAGTGGCATACAGTTCTGTCGTTTTCAAGTTGCCATCCATCTGGCGGTCCTTTGTCTTGGCCGATAGGACCGCCGCAATCAGCGCAGATCACACCCATTGCTGGATCAGCAGATTTGCATCAGCGCGGAACGTGGCCGCCACTTCGCGGATCAGGTCACGGGTGATCTGGGTGTTGGCGCGGCGCAGGCTTATCAGTCGGTTGCTGGCGCGACCAAAAGCGGCATCGCGCTCAACACGGATCTCCTTGGTGATCTGCTGGCTGCTTTTGCCGGTGTTGCGCGCGGCGCAAGTGCGGCCGAAGTGGACCATCTCGCCGAGATCAGACTGCATCAGCACTGTGGCTTTCAGGTTGGTGCGCCCGCAGCAGTCGCAAGTGGTGATGCTGTCGTCGGTGCAGATTGCGGTGTAGCCCATGTCTCTTGGTTTGGAGTTCCCATACTGTACACCATTTGCAGCCCTTGGCAACCTTGCTCAGTAAATCCGCACGCCGGTCGTGCGCCCAGCACCTGCGTGCAATGGGTTGAATTCACGCCAGACCAGGTAGCCCAGTGCGTCATTCATGTGGTCATGGCCGGCATCCTTGTCCGGGTCGCCCTTGTCGGTGTAGCACTGCAGCTCTAAGCATTCGATCAGCCGCTTGCAGCGCTGGTGGATGGTGAGCCTGACCTGACCCTTGCCGTTTTCCAGCAAAGCCTGAACAGCAGCCACGCGATCACGGACGGGAGGATTTGCACGTGGCGACTGGTTTGACATGCCGTAGGACTCCAGGATCTGGATGTCGGTCTGGCTTGCGTTGGTGCTGCGGTTGCCGCCGCTGGCATCTGGGTAGATGTAGATGCGCCGCTGCGGGTAACGCGCTTGGATCTCTTGCGCCAATGCGTCGGTGTCATGAGCGCCGCTGATCTCATCAATCACTAGCAGGCTGCTGCCAGTGCGGATGCCGATCACGGCGGACATGTTGCCAACGTTGAAATCAACGCCAATGCGCAGCGGCTCGCGATCTAGGCCTGGCAGCTCAGCCACCACGTGCTTGTCGCGGCTGAAGCGGTCGTAGATGGTGCCAGTGGTGAGGTTGACGAACTCTCCATCCAAGTACGCCCGCAGCAGGTTTGGGTCGTAGTTGGCCTCTAGCCGCTCAATGAAGTCCGGCGGCAGGTGCGGGTTATCTGCTGACCGCATCTTGATGAGCTTGCGATCCGCACGCCCTTTGGCGTCCTCGCTGCCGAATGTGTTCCACATCCAGCGGAAACCCTCCGGCGTGGATGCAGCGCCAAACTGCCGCACGTTGCCGGAGCGCAAGCGGCCAAGGATCTTGGGGAATGCCTTGTTGGCGATAGATGGCGTCACTGTGTCAATCTCATCGGCCAGCACCCATGCAAGGTTCAAGCCGATGATGCGGCTCCAGTTCTCAAAACTGCGGCACAGAATCTTGGTATCACCGCCTGGGAGGTGCAGCATGTATTCAGGCAACGGGCTCGCCCTGAATGTGTAGGGGATCTCATACGCCTCCAAGAACTGCTCAAAGTCGTTCTGCCAGATGTCGCGGATCAGCGGGCCAGTCGGCTCCATCACTGCACCGATGAAGCCTTGATTGGCCGCGGCCAGCATCACCGCCTTAGCGCACAGCGCACGTGTTTTACCGGCGCCATAACCAGCTGAGATGCCAATGATCTGCGTGTCGCTGTCGTCTACAAACGCAAGCTGGCCAGGGTGCAGATCAGCGCGGATGCGTTGCAGCAGATCGCCCGTGTCCTCTTGCGTTGCAACATCCATAAACCCAAGCAAGCTGCCGGGTTGGCAGATGCCGGCGAGCAAGCTCATGACATCTCAAACCGCAACAGCTTGGCCTGATCTTCTAGCGCTTTGATTGCAATGCTGAGATTGCCTTTAGCGCGTGCTTCACGCTCATAATCCTGCAACCTTGCTAGTGCGGCTTGCAGCCATTGCGGACGCTCCAGCTCTGAGTCAAGGGCAATCAGCTTGCGCGCTTCCGCCATGTAATCGCGCACTTGGCGCTCGCTAACTCCCCACAGCTCGGAACCGTGTTGAACGATCTGATGGTGGCTGTGAGCACGCAGGATGAGGTCATAAACCACGTTGACGCGGTTCTGAATCTCATCCTTGGTGCTCTTCTTTGCCACGTATTAGTTGCGGACTTGCACAGGCATTACCAGATAAGTTACACCGTCCACGCCACTAGGTGTCAACACGACGGGTGTGGTTGCCGTATTGGCGTGCAGCGTGATGGCTTCTGCGGGCTTGAACGCCTTGATGCCATCTAGCAGGTAGTGGACGTTAAACGCCCACGCGCCATTGGCGGTGCCTTCCACCTTGAGCAACTCCTTGCCATTGTTGGCATCGGCTTCAGCAGTGATGGCGATGGTGCCACCTGCGGCTTCCAGCTTCACCACGGAGTTGTGCGCATCGGCAATGATGGCGACACGCTCCAGTGCACGGGTCAGACGGCGGCGGTCGGCGGTGATGGTGCTTTTGAACTCAGCGGGTACCAGCTTGGCCACGTCTGGGTAAGTGCCATCCATGATGCGGCTGTAGATGGTGATGCCGTCACCTGCGTCAATCACGGCTTGCCCTTTGGCAACGGCGATGGTCACCACGCGATCCTGCAGCAGGCGCATGGTGCTGGCGGGCAGCACGAGGTCTAGGCCATCTGGCAGATCAATGGCATAACGCATCAAGCGATGCCCGTCAGTGGCCTCCATGTGGCCGCTGCCGAGGTGAATGCCTTGGAGCATCTGCTTGCTGGCGTCGGTGCTGGCAGCTGCCATGCAGGCACGGATTCCAGCGGATAGGTGCAGCTCGCTCGTAGCAGCGTCCACAACCGGCAGCGCGGGGTAATCCGCCGCATCAGCCGCTGCAAGCCCGTAGGAGCCCGCAGAAGCGGTCAGAGCGCCATCTGCAAGGGTCAGAGCCTCATCGCCGTCAAAGCGGCTCACAAGGCCAGCCAGCAGCCGATACGGCAGCGCTACAGCGCCATCGGTGTCCACTGCGGCTGGAATGGTGACGGTAATGCCGAGGTCAAGGTTGAAGCCGGTGACGGTCATGGCGCCACCAGCGGCTTGGATCAGGCAGCAATCAAGGATCGGATGGCTGCTGCGATGACCAACGGCTGGCGCGATGGTGCGCAGCGCGTGATCGAGATCAGCTTGGCAGGTGACGGCTTTCATTTGACGGTGGCGGCAGTGACGAGGCTGGTGATGATGCGTTCGTAATCAGCGGCGAAGCTATCCACAAGCTCCATGGGTAGCGGTACGCCGTCATCAATGGCGTTGTCGGCAATGGCTGCGGCGTACGCCACTGCTTGGGTCATGGTCTCATGCAGCCGATTGATCACCGGTTGCTGCTTGGCTGGAATGTGAATGAGCGATGACATATGCAACGAGAGTTTCAACGTGACGGCGGTTCAGGTCACCACGCATGAAGGCGCAGGCGTCCGCCACCAGCGCATGGTAAGCCGCCGTGGTCAATCCTGCAACAACCCCACCGCTCAAAGCACGCTGCCGGATCAGGTGCGCGCGCGGGATGCCATGTGCTGCTGCTTCAGCGTTCAACCGCGCCAGGTCGTCAGCGGTGACATTGATCTTGATTTCGGGCATTCAGTGGTTCCAATCGAGGCGGAGCATAGGCAAAAAGCGGCGTCCTAACGCAGTTTGCGGGGTTCGGACGGTGAGACGCCTTGCGGCCACTGGGCTTGTCCTACCGTCCTACCGTCCTAACCTCTTAATAAAATGGGATAAAGAGGGGGAGGGGGAGGGGGATTAGGAAACTCTTAAACCCTATGTAGGACCAGACGGGGATAGGACGGCTCAAAACCCAGTCACCGCAATGGATCTCGCCGTCCGCACCCACTTAGGACGGGGCGTAGTGCCAGCGTCTCTTGCCTGTCGCCTCTCGTTTGCGGACCAACCCGAGATCCTTGAGAATCGCGGCCACCTGCATCTGATCCGACCGGTTCTGGCGCTCCAGTGGCTTTTTGATTCCGTTAGTAAGAACGTCCTCAATCGTGAGCACATCACTAGAACGCCTGCGGGCAAGGTATTCCTCAATGGCACTACGCCATGGCGAGTCAATCACGTAGTTATCATTCTCTTCGGTCACCTTGACTTCCATCTCAACAGGTAGCCGGTTAGTCTCACCTGCCCTGCAGGCATGTACAACGGCGGACCAAATCGCATCGCGTTCAAGCATTAGCGAAGCGGTATCAATTTGGTCCTGCTGCGTCTTAGTGGTCGGGATGACCCAGAAGCGGCGGTTGCCGGTTTCATCCACTAGAAACCCAGTGGTTTTATTAGTTGTGCCAACGATGATGCCACGCCTTGGGAATGACTCAACTTCCTTGCCATAGGGCACGCGCATTAGATCAATAGCCTGCGAAAGAAAGGCTTTTACCTGTCCGGCATGACGCCTACCTGTGATGTGGTCAAGCTCCGCCCATTCCATCATCCACGACCGATGGAGCACCATCACGTCGTCTTTGGTTGAGATGTCACCGAGTGCATCCGAGAAGAACGGGCCACCTAGGCAACCCCAAAAGCTGGACTTGTAGGCACCTTGATCGCCCATCAATACGCAGGCGGTGTCGTGCTTGCAGCCAGGATTGAAGGCACGCGCCACAGCACCGATCAGCGTGCGCTTGAGCATCTCGTCATAGATGGTCGGCTCTGGCAGCGCGGCATCACACGGCCGTAGGTAAGCGGTGGCCAGCCTGTCGATGTAGGTCGGCGCAACATGGTCAGCGCAGTGTTCCAAGTAAAGGCGCACCGGGTCGTATGGCTTCTCGCTTGCCACTTGGACCAAGCAATCAATGGCAAGCTCCTTGCCGACCTTGTAGCCCTGCTCTGCCAGCTTGAGGTAATAGCGGTCGACGCCTTCGATCACTTGGTTATCGACCTCGATCTGCTGCGTAAAGATGTTGAGCCTGATGTCGCCGGCATTGCGACGCAGGTACTCCAGCAACTCGGCGGCCTCTAGCTTTTGCGGGCTGCCGCCTACTGGCGCACGTCCACCAGGCCGTGGTTCGGGTTCAGCGGTGCGGCCACCAGCCTCACGCCGTATCGGGTTGGCGCTACGCCATCCGTCTTTCTTGGCCATGTCGCCAAGGGTGCCGAGCGTGATGCCGGATTTCTTAAAGCTCCGCCATTTGCGTTGGCAGTCGCTGGGTTTGTGCTTAGCGGACTGCGCCGACCACTGCTCCCATTGATCGAGCAGGCTGTCATCACCGACGCTGTGAAGCGACATGCCAACCGCAAGCCAGTCGTCGTAGTCGTCAGCGCGGTTGGCATCCAATGCGGCGAGGTATGACCGCGCGCGATCTGCATCGCCCTGCGGGTCAGGCAGCTGGACTAGCTCGGCGCGCACCGGCTGCGGCTGCGGTCTGAGCATCCGCTCAATCAATCCAAGCGGCGCTTCTGCTATGTCGCGGTCGCCTGGCCCATGACCTGGCACCCAGTAGTAGCCGGTGGTTTGCGGGTGCGCACCGGCTACGACGGACTGGCAGCCGTTCCAGCGCAACTCCACTTGCTCGGCCTTGCCGTCGTCATCAATGACGCCGGTCTTGTATTTGCGCGTGGCGATCGCATCCCAGTACTGCTCAGGCACGCGGTAGATGATTTGCATCCGGCCATCGCGGCCTGATTTGACCACCCAGCTGCGCGGCAGGGATGACAGCGGCAGATCCCACTCGGCTAGGAGCGTGCTGGCTGACTTGCCGTCGTGGTCCAAAAACAACAGACCACCAGACGGCACGCCGCAGCAAACACCAATGGCACGCGCGCGACCGCTGCTCAGTTCGGCCAGCAGCGCATCCTTATCAAGTGGGTTGTCTTGCCATGCCGGCTGATACGGGCGCTTTTGGCCATCAACAGCGACATAACCCCAGTCGTCGGGCAGGCGGGCCAATTCTTGCTGCAGGCTCACTTGGACTCCTTGAGTGCCTGCTCCAGCAGCAGTCGGATGGCGGTGGCGCGGTTCATGCGATCACCACGCCAATAATCCAGTTGCCGCAATAGGTCTGGAGTCAGGCGTATATGCGTTGGATGGCTAAGGCGCACTGGTTTCGACTACAGGCTTGCAAAGCGTAGCAACAGCTGCTACGGTTGCAAGTGGCTGCACACTGCCATGACCTACCAAGACTTCCTAGCTTCCAAATCCACTGCAGCACCTGTTGCCGGCTTTGACCCGCAGCAGTTCACCGCGCCGCTGTTCCCGTTTCAGCGGGACATCGTGACCATGGCTTGCCGCGTTGGCAAGTTCTGTATCTGGGCCGACTGCGGCATGGGCAAAACCGCCATGCAGCTTGAGTGGGCGCATCAGGTGCATCAGCACACTGGCGCCAACGTGCTAGTGCTGGCACCGCTTGCCGTTGCACATCAGACCGTGCGCGAGGGCAGCAAGTTCGGCATCCCATGCGCGTTCGCTGCCACGCAGGCCGAGGTCAAGCCCGGCATCACGATCACCAACTACGAGAAGCTGAGCCACTTCGACCCATCCGCCTTCGATGGCGTGGTGCTGGATGAGAGCAGCATCCTCAAGGCATACACCGGCAAGATCCGCAACCAGATCATCGAGTCATTCAGCCTCACTCCATTCCGCCTGGCCTGCTCCGCCACGCCAGCACCCAATGACCACATGGAGCTTGGTAACCATGCCGAGTTCATCGGCGTGATGACCCGCACTGAGATGCTGGCCATGTTCTTTGTGCATGACGGCGGCGACACTGCTAAGTGGCGGCTCAAGGGTCACGCGCGGGACAAGTTCTGGGAGTGGGTCTGCAGCTGGGCAGTCACGATCCGCAAGCCATCAGACCTTGGCTACGACGATGGCAGCTTCATCCTGCCGGCACTGCAGATCCAAGACTGCACGGTCGAGACACCACGCGAGGCAACAGCAGGTGATGACGGCCAGATGGCGCTATTTGCCATGGAGGCCCGCACGCTTAACGATCAACGCAAGGTGCGCAAGGCATCACTCAGCCTCCGCGTTGCAGCCGCTGCCAAGCTCGCCAACAGCAACACCGAGCAGTGGTTGATCTGGTGTGACCTGAACGATGAATCAAAGGCGCTTACTGCTGCCATTGATGGCGCGGTTGAGGTGTCAGGCAGCGACAGCGACGACCACAAGCGGCAGGCCGCCATTGACTTCCAAGACGGCAAGATTCGCGTACTGGTCAGCAAGCCGAGCATCTTTGGCTTTGGCCTCAACTTCCAGCGCTGCCACAACGTCGCATTTGTTGGCTTGAGTCACAGCTATGAGGCTTTTTATCAAGCCATCCGTAGGTGCTGGCGGTTTGGGCAAGAGCAACCCGTCAACGCTCACATCATCTACGACGTGGCTGAAGGTCGCGTGATCGACAACATCCGCCGCAAGGAAGCGGACAGCATCCAAATGGCTCAATCAATGGTTGAAATCATGAAGCAACAAACAATGGAGCAACTCAAAAAGATCCAACGCCAAGTGGCGCCGCACA